TTGGGTCAATGATACGAATAAAAGAATCGTTTAGATTTTTTTCAAACTGATAGTTACGATTAGACTGGAATGTTAAAGAATTTGTACCAATTCCTCCCTGAATGTGTAAGGCATTGGTCACTGCTCTTTTTTCTTCATCTCCGTTCAAATAATAATGATGTGGAGCTTCGGCGTATTTCCAGGCCTCATATGTAGAGACAGAATCAGAGGTTGTTTGGCCGATTACCAACTCTGTTGAATTATTGATCGCCCCTGGAGTGCCAAAAAAACTTCCCGTCGTGTTTTGTATGACTAACTGATTCAGATCGAGATCTTTTTTTGTAAGAGTTCCCGTACCCCCTGAGGTACCACCAAGAATTGTTTCTCCTATCTCGAATCTACCTGCCAAACTGTTGGCAAAATCTGTTATTTGGTTGTCTGTATTACGTGTAATGGAAGGATTTGTTGTGATTGCCCAGCCTTCGTACTCTGTATCAATGTATGTCTGTAAATCCATCGTGGACATAGGCCAGACGGCCAATCCATCGTGTAAAAATTCGTTGATAATAAAGAATGTCCAATAGTATCGTGATGTACCATATAATCTTTGGCTTACGATATCAGGCCTTTCACCATCTTTTATTTCGTATGTACGATATGCCGAAACGTTATCAACAAAATTCTGTACTGGACGTACTGAACGATAGATGTCTACAACGTTTGTAAGGACTCCATCGTTATTATAATCGTATAGACTCTTTGGAAACTGCTTAAAATAAGACATTATTCACCCTCTCCTTGTGCCGAATCGGTGGATGGACGTTCTCTACGATATTCCAAATCTTCGCCATATAGATCGTCTCGAGTAAGAGCTTTTGTCTCTTGAAATGTAATACTCATAGAAGTTTCTACTGGTGCACCGTCTCCATGAAACATATTTGATGTCTCATTGTATGTTGTTGTTAAATTAATGAGATAAGAATCTAATATCATCGGCATAAATTTATTTTCTTCTTCGCCGTTATAAAATTTTATTCTAAAAATTGGTGGGTATTGTAAGGCAATAGGATCTAATTCTTTCGGATACATGAATTTTCTAAATAAATTCTCTATCATTCTTACGTCTTCTGCCTCTTCTGATGATTCAGGGACACATTTAAACGTAAATCCAAATGAACGTAATGTAGTACTCTCAAATGCCGTGGCAATATATGGATTTGCTGCTACTCCCATCTGTATGCCTGCTGCAGCTGCTTTATTTCCGCCTACACCCGTAGCTAATAGTGTTGCCATTCCAGTATTTCCCATTCCTTTGGCACCACCTTTTTGAAACTCTTTTAATGTTTCTTTACCTGCTGTGAGAGCAAGACCTGCACCTAATAAACCTAAATTCATCTGATTATATGTAGCAGCATCAGGAGCAGAGACTCCATTTGGTGTAAAGAGATGTACTTTTGCGAACGCTTCTGGATCGTTCTTTGCTATGATTTCGAATGAGATGTGTGCTGTCGTATCTAGCTCTGCACCTTCTCGTAATGACCTGGGGAATGTATATATTTCCATCTGTAACCTTTATAAATAGAATTAGATTAATTAACTATGGTACTATTTATATGAGTTACAAAGGCAATTACACAATAAAAAATAAAGAAAAGTATATAGGAGATCATACAAAGGTCAAATATAGATCTCTCTGGGAACGTCAAGCATTTAAATGGTGTGAGAGTAATCCACGAGTAAGAGGCTGGAATTCTGAAGAGATTGTTATTCCATATGTATCATCTGCTGACAAAAGATTTCATCGTTATTACGTAGATCTTCTTCTCGTAATGGAGAGTGGTGAAACAATTCTGGTTGAGATTAAACCAAAGAAACAAACAGTAGCACCAAAGAAACCGAAGAGAAAGACAAAGAAATATGTAACAGAGGTGACTACATATCTTACGAATACAAGCAAATGGAAAGCAGCTAATCAATTTGCAGAAGCCAAAGGATGGAAGTTTCAAATATGGACAGAAGAAACTTTAAAGAATTTAGGCATCAAACTACTGAAAGGATGATATAAATAGTACTATGGCGAGTTTATTCGATACCTTAGAAAAGAACGCATTTAGAGCTGGTATTCAGGCAAGGACTGATCAGTCTCGTAAATGGTTTCAGAAGTCTGTTCGAGATTTAGGAACAGTATCTCCGAAGGCAGTATTAAAAGATACTGCTCTAACTCCTCGATCTAAAGGAATTTCAGGTCGTATGTATATGTATTTCTACGATCCAAAGCATAAGCAAACATTACCATATTATGATAGGTTTCCTATGACAATTATGGTATCTCCGGCTAAGGGTGGATTTCAAGGTTTAAACCTTCATTATCTATCACCTAATGTCAGAGCAGCGTTTTTAGATAGTTTGATGGACACAGCAACGAGTAAGAATCTTACAAATACGACTAAGCTAAGAATAACAGCTAAGAAATTAGCAGCCACAAAGAAATATAAAGAATTTAAACCATGTTGGAAACACTATCTGATGGCACATGTTAAATCTCGACTCGTTGAGGTTCCTATGCCAGAATGGGAGATAGCAGTATTCTTACCTGTCGAACAGTTCAAGAAAGTTAAGAAAGAATCTGTTTGGAGATATTCAAGGAAACAAATATACCAGAAATGAGCATAGATAATTTAAAAGCAACGATAGGTAAACGTGGAGGAGCTGCAGCAGCAAATAAATTCTCTGTATTCTTTACACCACCTAAACAATCTCTTATCAATAAAAACCCTACTGCCTTAATCGGTGCGTTATTATCAGGTGGTGGTATTGGTGCATTAATCAATGATCCAAGAGATATCTCATTACTATGTGAGAATGTTACCCTTCCAGGTAGACAGATCAGCACATTAGATTACGGTCATGATAAAGAAATGACACGTAAACAACCGTATGGAGTCATAGATGAAGAAGTCTCCATGACGTTCATGCTAACTAACGATATGTATATCAAAACAGTCTTCGATGATTGGCTAGGTTGTATATACGATTCAGAAACATATCGTATTGGCTACAAAAAAGATTTTAGTACAGATGTTGTTATACAGCAGCTGAATCATAAAGAATTACCAGTTTATGGAATTAAACTGATAAATGCATTCCCAACAACTATAGCGGGAATCACAATGGATAATAATTCAGAGAATACTATCCAAAAATTGACAGTTACGCTTTCTTACGATAAATATATCCAAGAAGATGCATTGTCTAGTACGTTATCTGCAGTTTCGGGTGCAGCTAATTTGCTAACAAATTTATAATTTATATTATAGGAGAAAATTATGGCTTTGCCAATAATGACAGCACCACGCTATCCGGTTACACTGCCGAGTACTGGTGAACAATATACGATGAGACCTTATCTCGTTAAAGAAGAAAAGGCATTGCTAATGGCTTTAGAATCGCAAGATCCAGAGCAAATATCATTAGCAGTTAGAAATATTATATCGGCATGTATTGATGCTGATATTGATATTAATGAATTAGCAGTGTTTGATATTGAAAAATTGTTCTTAGAACTTAGATCAATATCAGTAGGAGAATCTATTTCTATTTCAGGTAAATGTACTGAATGCGAAAAAGGAACTCCGTTAGTAATTGATATTAAAGATATTGAATTAACGAATCTAAATAGAGATGATATGGTAATTCAATTAGCAGATGATGTAGGATTAACAATGAAATATCCGACATTAAATGTAATTAATGAGATTACGCATGATGTTACATCTGTTGAAGGTGTAATGGAACTGATCATAGCTTGTATTGATACAATTTATGATACGGATAACGTATATGATGCGAAAGATGAGGGGCAAACTGCCGTTGAAGAATTCGTTGAAAATTTAAATAGTGAGCAATTTGGAAAGATTCAAGATTTCTTTTCTAAAACTCCAAAATTAGAATATTCTGTAGAATTCGAATGTGAGCATTGCCAACATAAGAATAACCTAGAAATAAGAGGGCTTCAAAGTTTTTTTATCTAGGCCTCTCACATGATAGCATATTAAATCACTATCAGACAAATTTTGCGATGATGCAACATCACAAATATAGTTTGACAGAGTTAGAGGAAATGATGCCATGGGAGAGGGAGATATATGTAACTCTTCTCTCACAGCATATTAAAGAAGAGAACGACAGACATTCTAAAAAAGGGAGGCTGTAATGGCTAGAGAAGATCAATTTCAGGGCGATATGTCCAGAAATGAAGTAGAAATAGACTTAAAGAAATTTATGTCTATGGTTTCTGAGATAGGAGACCTAAAACAAGAAATATTTGAATTGACTCAAGAGGATAGAAAAAATCCTTGGCAGAAATGGATATATTTAGCTAAAACATTTGATGCTTGGAGGATTATTCCAAGAGCATTCTTAGGCGTATATATGTATTTGTTATATTATGCAACATTTTGGTTCATGGATTTACCTGAACCATCGTTAGAACAATCAGGTTTGATATCAGTACTAGTGGGTGCTGGTGCAGCATGGTTTGGTTTATACACATCGAGTGCTGCGAAAGAGCATGGAGACAATAACCCTAATTAGGATATAACTCATGGCTGACGAAGAAAAAAAAGAAGAGAGTAAAGGACGAGGACAACCCGCACCTAAAGGATTCGACGCATTAGTCGAATTCATGGGTGAAAATAATCGTGCTACCTCTGAAATAGAGAAAGATCAACGTAATACGCGTAGGCATCTTCTCGAAATGAAGAAGTTAGATATAGGTGCCGTAGAATTACGTGAACGTATGAATGCTAACTTCGAATCTTTCTTCGAAACCATGAATGCCGGTAAATTAGATACCCAAGAATCAGATGCTGAAAGATTAGCAATATTCCAAGAAATCAGAGATGGTATTAATAATCAATCTGATAAGGCTGCAGCTACAGCAGAAAAAGCTGGTAAAAATACAATGGGCAAAATGGGTAAATTGCTCGGTGGTGCTGGTATTGGAGTTGGTGCCGCAGGCGTAGGTATAGCAGCAGTGATTGGTGCTGGTGCATTTATGATCGATAAACTCGAGAATATGGATGCTCAAAAGATATCCGACAATGTTGGTATCTTAGTTACAATGGGGAAAGATCATGAAAGCTTCCTATTAGATGGTGGTAAAGTTGCCATCGTATTAGGTGGTTTAGGTCTTGGTCTTGCAGCATTTGGACTTGGTTCTGGTGTAACAGCCGCAGTAGACATGTTCCAAAAAGAGAATTGGGCTGAAAAAATCAAGGAAAATGTTAAGACATTAGTATCAATTGCAGAATTATCATTTAAAGATACAGCAGAAGTTACTGCAACTTTAACAGGTTTAGGCATTGGATTAGCTGCGTTTGGAATAGGTTCTGCCGTTGGTGGAGCAGGTGAAGCTATAGCTAAGTTTTCTGATGGAGAGAATTGGCCTCAAACTATCGTAGATAACGTTAAGACTCTTCTAACTATAGCTGATCTTAATACTGGCGATGCTACTGCTGTAATGGCTACATTAGCTCAAATTGGTGGTGGATTAGCAGTCTTTGGTGTTGGTTCATTCTTCGCTAAAGCTTCTGGAGATGGTCAAGGTGAACAAATACGAAAAGAAGTTGAATCACTATTAAAAATAGCAGAAGATCCTAATGCAGATCCAGCTAAATCTGAAATGGCAAGACAAGCGCTTAAAACTTTAGGTGGTGGATTGACTGGATTTGGTGTTGGTTCATTCTTTGCAAAGGCTGCAGGAGATGGTTCAGGAGAAAAAATACGACAAGAAGTATCTTCATTATTAGCAATAGCAGAAGATCCTAATTCAAGTGAAGAAGATATTTTAAGAGCTACTGCAGCATTAGGTGCATTAGGTGCTGGATTAGCCGCTTTCGGTGCAGGATCCTTTGTTGGTTCATTAGCCGGTGCAGCAAGTGCAGTATTAGACTTCTTTAGTGGCGCACAATCTCCAATAGAACAAGCAAAAGATCTTGGTAATAATGCAGAGCTAGTTAGGACAGGAGTAAATGCTCTTACTCTATTTAGAGAAGAATTAAATAGATTCGGTTCAATGGGTAAAGTTTCAGGAGATCTTGGTCTTCAAGAAATGGCAGATGATTTACTATCAGCTTCAAAATTAATTAATCTCGCTGTAGCTGGTGGAACTGATTATAGAGGAAGAAACACAGACTATATTGGTCTTGCAAATGTAGAAGGTGTAGATGAAGCTATATCTCAAATTAATAAATTAAAAGAAGCTTTAGGTTTAGTAAGTCCTACTGTTGGTGTCGAAATGAATCAGACGTCTGCAGAAAATGCTGAAGCTACACAAACCGGCGAAACAAATAATGCCGTTGTATCAAATCAAAACACTACAGAAGGTGCTACATCTAATCAGATAATCATGCATGCACCATCAAAAATAAATCGTATAGACACAGCTCTAGCAACCAGATAAAAAAAAGGCCTCTTTCGAGGCCTTAAAACATCTTAGTGTTTTTCAATTACCGTTAAGAATCCTTAGCGAGTTTTGCAAAGTAACTTAATGTATCTTCTTCTCCAGCATCCTGTGAAGGAATAGTTGAAGCTTCTTCTACAAAGTTAGTTGTAACTGCAGGAGCCGAAGGCATTTCTGCCGGAGCAGCGCTGAATCCAGCATCAATTCCAAGTACTCTATTCATTTTAGCTTTAAGCTCATCATATGATTTGTAATTGGAAGGATCAGTAAACTCGTTAAGTGAATGGAGTTTTCCATACAGCTCTTCAAGTCTAGCATCATCGCCATCTAAGACAGCTGATACAGGAGAAAATTCAGACTTATCGTAATTAGTCCAACCTTCTACCTTTCTGATCTTGAGTTTGAAATCCGCACCTTCCCAAAAATCAAATGGGTTGATAGGATCTTCGTCCGCAAATTGAGGTTGCATAATATCCATCACTTTGTCAAAGATTTTCTTACCAAATTTGTATAAGAATACCTTTCCTTCATTCTCTGGATTAGCAGAGTCTGATATAACCATAATGTTAGACACATGATGTAGCCTACGTTTCCTCTCACGAGCGAGTTGCTTATCTTCATCTCTACCAGTATTCCACAATTCTGAATTCATTTCTGAAACAGGATCAGGCTGATTAATTGAAGTTAAGCTATTTTCGATATACCATAGACCATTCGGGCCTTTGAAGCCATGGTCCCAATATCGTACCCAAGGTAAATCTTCACCTTCTTTCGCAGGTAAAAATCTAATAACAGCATAACCGTTACCAGCTTTATCTTGAGTTGGTTTCCAGAACCTATCGTCAGCGTATGACTTAGTCTCTGATTTTTGTGATACAGCTTCTGCTGCTTGTACGAGTTTGTCGATAGACGAGCCTCGCGAGCTCTTTAGATTTGCAAATGACATTGTATTCTCCGTTGTATTGCGTTGTATTAAGACTGTCGTCTTTTCTGTAGTATTTCACACATATTCATAATAATATTTTCTTCATTATATCTTTACATTTAACTGTATCGAACTTAATGAATGGTTCGTATTTCGTGATCTTCCGAATCAAACTTGGCCACATTATGGTTTCTGTTATCTTCTTCGATTCACGATCTACAAACCCTAAGATTGCATTTAGAATTACTATTGTTTCCAATGATATTTCTTCTTGCAACCAAAGTTTGATAACCATAGGATGTTGTCCATCTTTACTTTCTAATATAGTGTCAAAGTTGTATGTGTTAACATCCATATAGTTATCTAATGTATTTATATCTTTTTCAAAGCTATGGTGGAGAGACTCATGAATCTTTTTCAAGCGCATGAAATTCTTCTCTCCATCCTCATTTATCATATCACCGACGTAATTAACATCGTTTATAAAATTAGATACGAAATACATTTTTAATTCTTTGCCATGATGTTTAGCCAACTTAGCAAAGAAAAACTTATCTTTACGATTAAAGAATGACTGTGGTTTGACGGTTGTTTTAAAGTTATACTTAACAGCGTCATACGAATCACTCTCAAAATGTAATTTTAAAGAGTTATATAGTTTGTATGCATCAAATGGATCCATCATAATTCAGATATATACCAAACCATCCAACAAACGAGAGCAATCCAACATGCTCCGCCTATTACAATTAATATATCAATTCCTGATTCAATCATATCGGTAATTTGTTTCCACTCTTTATTTTAATTAATTTTAAATCTGAAGCCTCATTCTGAAGCTTCGCTTTTAGAGAGGGAGATAATAGTTTCTTTATATTACTATAATCCATTCCTCTCGTCTCGATTACGTGAGTCATAGCATCGATGTAAGACAAATTTTTATTTGCTACGAGCTCTTCAACAGCGATATTAAATCGCTTCTTCGTCATAATCTTATGTTCTAATACATCAGTCATTATCAGTGTATAGATGTTGAGTTTCAGTTAAATACTTAACCATATTCTCAGCACTAGATATTTCGAATGGATCAGTTTCGCAGTTGTCTTGTTTTCCTGCTTCTTCGAACATGACTTCAACATCACCATCATTAATGACAGCAGCATATCTCCATGATCTTACACCAAACCCTAAGTTTGATTTCGCCACTAACATACCTAATTCAGCTGCTAATTCACCATTACCATCTGCTAAGTATTTTACGTTATTATATTCTTCACACCAAGATTTCATTACAAAACCATCGTTAACTGATGTTACATATACTTCATCGATACCTTTCGCTATCATTTCATCATATGCTGCATCAAAACCTGGTAATTGTTTTGTTGAACATGTTGGAGTGAATGCTCCTGGTAAGCCAAATAGGACTACCCTTTTATCGCCGAAAACTTCTGATCCTGTAAGATTAGGTTCTGGGACTTGTTTTATCTCTAAATCTTTTAAAAAATTCATTTATCTGATACCCTCACCAAGATACAATCTTTGTTAATACGACCATTAGGAACACCGATCTTGGTTGTTAATGTGTCCCAGAGGTTGTCTATTTGACGTTCAGTCTTACTCAATATTTGAGGTAAGATTTCGTCAGGTTTTCTAAGAGTTGTAATCTTAGAATATTCTTCATTCCAATTATATACCGTTGAACCTCTAACTTCAAAACCTTTTGAGTTATCAGCTACATACATTGTTAATTTTCGTGTCTTAACGTTGTATACAAATAATCTGTTATTCGTTGGTATCATAACAGGATTGATAGAAACTAGTTTAGAGTCTACATCTTCTTGCAAGTATTTTAAGTTTATTACTTGCTTATCAGATGCTTTAACTTTCTTTGCTCGTGGAAGTCTTGCTGACTTCGCACTTTGTTTTAATCTTTCGAGATCAGAGAATACTCCATCCATTGTTATCATCATCTTTTTTAGATCTGATTTCTTTACATGTGAATATGCCTCTACTGCTTGATCACATGTCTTATGATAAGCATCAGATATAACTTCATATTCCATTCTAACAAAGTCACCAAACATTGTCATTGTTGCACCCTTTAAATCATATTGTTTGAATAAAGCATACGTATCAATTGATGCATCATAATTACCGTCAATCCAATGATCGACTAATACATCCCAATCTTCATAAACTGTATCAAACATTTTACGTTTCATACGTTCTTGTATTGTTGGCATTTTAGGTTTAGCCTTTTCTACTGCTTTCTTTTCTTCTATTATTTCTGTAGCTAATATCATTTTTTCTGCTACTAAATCTTTAACGTTTTGTATGTATTTTTCAGGTTGAGGTAAACCTCGATTAGCTAATGTACAAATCATACTAATACCTTCATTTAATCTATGATCGGGTAATTTCTTTAGTGTGTTTGCTTCTTTCTGAGTATAACCTAACACATCAACTACATACTTCAGAATATCTTTTTGATAGTCTTTTGGTTTTCTAAAGTAATTAAACCATGTTGCTGACTTGCCCCAAAGTAAGTTATAACCTTCAGCATTAGGATCAATATCTTGTCCTACGAAGTTAGGTTCCTCACCCATATGAATCTGTTCTATACTCTTGCGATTGCCTCTCATTTTGACTTGTCGCTTTTCAGTAGCTGTTTTTGGTTTTGCTTTTGGTAATGCCATATTTAATTTCCTTATCTTAATTTGTTGTAGGGTATATTATACCATACTTTTAGCTGGTTGTACATGCTTATTAAATTTATTATAGTTGTATCGATCATAAGCTTCATCTTCTTTCATATCTTGTAATACTAAATCTCTATCAACAACTGAAATTATTTCGAAATCCAATTGTGTACCTTCTTCTAAAAGGTGTATAGGTTTATACCAATTCCAAAAGATAAAATTATCAAACTGTTGTCTTTGTGTATATAATGAAATCTTTACAAATCCATTTTTAGGTAGATATTTAAATTCGCATCTTCCCCATTCTGGATGTGTTGTATCATATCCATATCCTGAATATCTTTTATGTTTCGTTACTTCTGATAGATAATATCCCATCCACCATTCGGGCCACTCAAAGTCAGCTCTAAATGTTGTATTCTCACCATCTAAATCTTGAGCTAGTTTATCTCTATGCTCTATAAATTCTTTTCCTACTATTGTCTTTTCAAATTTCATAATATAAGGTGGATGACTAGAGGCAGTTTGATAAGGAGTGCCGATCGTTGCGATCGAATTTTACCTCTAGCCATCCGAACTGTTAAATTGTTTTTACTCCTAAAACATAGTTATCTGCTGCATCTTCTGCATACTGTTCGCTATGTCCTTTATAAATTTCGTCTTTCAACCAAATATTATCTTTCCAGAATCGACATCCAAAATGTCCTTCAGTTGTTGTCCAAACTTGAGCTTTTAAACTGTCTGACATATATGTATGTATTTCTCGTTCAAAGCTACCGTTCATTTTATTGTGTTGTGCCATTATTTTCCTATGTGTTTTACCATTTCTTTCGGTATTACTTGATATGCTCCTTTGTTATATGCAGGTGCTACCGTAAACTTTTTGCTTTCTTCGATCTTCCATGAATTGTCTTCACGATTCATTTTGATCGAATGTTGCTTCAAATCGAAGCTGGGATACTTCTTATCATGGTCTAATCGAGCCTGGTGTGCATCTCGTTGAGCTTGCGAAGGCGTATATACGCTAGAAGTATCAGGGGTGCGTTTTTTAGTTTTCCATGCATTGGTTTTACGTTTTCTACCACATGGGGAGTACCTCATACCACCACTATGAAAAGTTGTCATACCCATTATACAAGCTCCTTTATTTCAGCTAAATACATTTGTACTTCACTATCATTTAAGTTTCCAATAACGTCTTGAGTTACTGGTGTATGGTAACATAA